GTTAAACAATATGAATCTAAAAAATAAAAGAATATATGAAAAGAATAATGATTGAAGAATCTTTATATGAATTCGCTAAACGTGGAAGACCCAGAAAAAATGCAAAGGGACCTATAAGAAAATCTTATGGTATTGATACAACTGATGCATGGGACGATATTGAAGACGATGAAACAATTGACATGGATGATATAGATGTTGATACATCTGATATGGAAAATGCAGAGGAAATAGCAGTTGAAGATGAAGATGCATTTGATAATAATTTATTTAGAGCATTGAGTAATGAGATTAAAGCGCCTGAATTTTCAAGAAGAACTCTTGTATTTAGGCTAAAAGGAGATCTTTCAAAAATTCAAAATGGTGTTCCTATGGCAAAAATTGGAGATAATGCATTTTTATTTAAGCTTAAAGATGGCAAATTAAAAAAGATCTTTCTTAAAGACATTATTCTTGAAAACAAAAATATTTCTAATAGAGCTCGTATGGTATTTGAAGATTATGATGATACAGACGTAAAAGAATCTCGTAGGTTTGATCCTCAAACAGATGAAGAAATTCCTGAACATGACTGTTCAAGATACATAAATAGACATGGGCAATGTATGTACTGTGGAAAATGGGTTGAATCTGAGGATGAAGATTTTGAAATTTAAAATAAAAATATAAGCATGAATCACTACTTAAAACATTTTATTGCTGGAGCAATTATATCTTTAATTACTCTTGTATTTTTTGTATTATTTGTTCATGTTCCTGTCTATGGATGGGATGCTGGAGTAGCTGCAATACTTACTGTTGCTGCAGGTGCAGGAAAGGAAGTTATATGGGATAAATGGCTTAAAAGAGGAACTCCCGATTACTATGATTTTTTCTACACTATATGTGGGGGTTGGGCCACGATATTTCTTTGGAAAATTATTGAATTATTTTTCATATGAAATTAGTCAGAGAACATTTGAATGAAAAGAAACAAGAATCATATACGATGGATGATCTTTCGTATGAATTCATTACCGATATTCTTAAATTAGGAACAATGGATAATCTTTTCATTAAATTTCTCGAAAAGAAAAAAATAAATCAAAATTATTTAACGGATCTTATGAAAGCTGTAATTAAACGAATTGAAAATAAATGGATATAAAATGAAAGCAAAATTTGTAAATGAGAATTCTTATGATAGAATGACGCCTGCCGATTATGGATTTGAAGCAGCAAGAAAAGAAGGATATGATGATCAAGTGTATGCACTTTTAAAAATACAAGATTATAGTACTGGAAATAAACCTAAAGTTTCTATAGAAGCAATGGGTTCAAGAGAAGATATTGTAAATTTTAAAAAAGAATTAGAAAACAGAAACAAAAGACGTAATTATTCAGTACAATACTATTACTCAATCCAAAGAGTCCCAAAAATACTTTAAAGAATATGAAATTAAAAAGGCTTAAGAAAACTTAAGCCTTTTGTTGTCATAAAATTTAAAATAAAATATAAATGACAATTGAACAAATTAAGCTAAAACTTGAAGAATTTCGAACAATTTTTCTTGGTAAAAATTTTGTTTGGCGAAAAGGACAACAAGATGTAATAATAGAAGTTATTAAGACTTACTTTGATAAATCCAAGAATGTTGTAATAATAGATGCCCCAGTGGGTAGTGGTAAATCATTAATTGGTATGGCTGTTGCTTGGATTCTTAACGAACAAAAGCTTAAAGGATACATTCTTGCATCTGATTTATCTCTTCAAGAACAATATGAAAAAGATTTTGATCGTTTTAATTTACACTGGGGTTCAATAAAAGGTGTGGATAATTATCTCTGCATTGACAATATGGAAAAAAATTCCTTAGGAACTTGTAGAATTCGAAATAAACCCCCACGCACTATGCCTTGTTATGATTCATGTCCCTATTTTGTGGTTAGAGATTTAGCCTCAAAATCGCCTACAGCATTATTAAATTATGCATATTGGTTGATCATGCAAAATTATGTTAATAAAACTATTGATGAGCCTTTATTTCCGCCAAGACATTTTACGATATGTGATGAAGGGCATAAAATTCTTGACATAATTCAAAACCATTATTCCCCAAGATTTGATCCTAAAACAACTGAAAAACTTGAGAAATTAACCGAATTTTTTGCAGTTTTTAAAGTTAAAGATCATTATATAGATTATAGAAATATTCAACGATGTATTGAAAAATTATTTAAAACAGAAAATCAAGATAAACTTCACGAGATACTTTTAGAAATAGAAGAATCATTTGAAGAATATCTTCCATCCATAGAAACATTAAAGACAAAGGTTAATGATGATTATCCTGATACTGATCCTCCAAAGGAATGGAGAGAAGCCCTTTGGTTATCAGACTGGTTAAAAGATTTGCATTGTAAAGTTGAAGACTTTAATGAAATTATAGACAAAACTTCAGTAAGAAATATTGTTAAAAACCCTACAGGTGAAAATGAATTAACATTTAATTGTCTTCAGGAATCTTATATGATGCATAAGTATTTTCACCAATGGACGGGTTTTACAATTTTAATGAGTGCTACATTTGCAGACCCTACAAAATATTTAAAAAGCATTGCGCTTAAAGATGCTAAGTATATAAAAATGGAATCGACTTTTGACTTCTCAAAATCACCAATATATTTTTATAATCAAAGAAGAATGACTTATAATCAAATAGACGAAAATCTTCCTTGGTTATTCAGTAAAATAAATGAAATTCTTGAACATCATCATAATCAAAATGGTGTTATACATACTGCATCTTATGACTTAGCGCTTAAAATATTTGTAGGACTCAGTAATAAAAATAAGAAAAGAATACTTGTGTATAATGGTTCTGAAGAAAAAAGGCAAGTACTTGAAATATTAAAAAGAAATAAAAATAAAGTAATAATGGGTCCATCATTACTTGAGGGATTAGATTTAAAAGATGATTGGTCTCGTTTTCAAATATTTGCTAAAGTTCCTTATTTATCTTTAAGCGATAAATTTGTTGCTACAAAACTTAAAATTGATCCCGATTGGTACCGGTGGAAAGCGATAATTAACGTACTCCAGGGCAGCGGTCGTTCTGTAAGAAGTGAAACAGATTGGGCTATTACATATATGCTTGATGGTGCATTAGCAGATTTAATTCATAATAATAGAAAAGCCTTTCCTCCCGAATTCATGAAAAGAATAGTGGTTGTTGAATAGTAATGAATAAATAAAATAAACGCTAAAATAAATTCATGGCATTACATAACAGATATAATAACGAAAATATACTTGTTCGTGCAGTTATTGCCGGATTGCTTAATATTCTTAATAACAAGATTACATATGAACAAGTGTGGTCTAATGAAGATATTGAAACAGTAGAAGTTCCATGGTATTATAACATGTCAGGCGATGAAAGATTCATGCAAGATTTTTATACACATTATGGAGATTGTATAGCCCCTAAACCCGCAGATGGAAATTTTGACATGATACCTCGAGGTGTAATCACTTATACTGGTTCTGAGATTGATTCTGCTCGAACAACTTCTCGTTATGTTCAGGCAAATTTCCTTAAAGAAGTTAATGGACAATTACAATCTTTTAGGGCATTTCTTTATCTTATCCCTCTTAACGTAAATTTTGATTGTGAGATTTGGCTAGATACGCAAATAACCGGATTAAAAGTCGAACAAATGATAAGAGAGGTTTTCTACAAAACTATCACATTTTATATTTTCTATAAAGGACTAAGAATGGGTTGTTCAGTAGGATTCCCAGAAAGTGTTACACTTGAGAAAAATATTAATTATTCGTTTGAACAAGATAACAAAATAAAACTTACATTTAATTTACAAGTTGAAGCCTATCAACCGGTGTTTGACAACACAACTGAAGTTGAAGCAGATTCTTACATGAAAGGAATTGGATACAGATTAGTAGATAAAAAAGACTTAGATAATGATGGCGAAATAATTATTACTACAGATTACAACAATAAGATTGTTCCTAAAGGCATACCACTTGTAATTGAATGGGACTATAAACAAGAGAATGCTGTCATTAATAGAGTAGATGTTGCATGGACTTTAACAACGGACAATGTAAAAACCAATATCGAAAAGGGTGTAATTAATCATGAATATTATGTCTGGAATATCCCTGATACATTTACAAGTTTTAAGCCTCCTCAAATAATATGGGACACGGAATCAGCAGTTAAAGCATATAGAGAACCTGTAATTAGAATAGCGCCTAATATATCTACAGGAGAAATTGATACTTCATCATTTTATGTTGTTGATAGTGGCTATTTTGTATCTCCAATGGCAGATACTTCTATAAATGCTATATTAGAAATGAGAGACACGAATAACAGAGTTGTGTATTCAGGAGATGCATCATTATATTTTAATATTGTTGATTACCAGATAGATGAAAATGATCCTGTTACGTTACCTTATGGGAACATTATTTATCCGGGGAATATTGATTACAAGACAATTAACTTATATGTAATTAATTCAGTAGTGGGGCATAGCGTATCATTATCCCCTTCTGATAATACGCAACCTTACGGGGTTATAACGAATTTAACTATTGTATAAGATTTGGATAAAATTTTCGAAAATATTAAAATATATAAATAAAATTAATATCATTAAATCAAATAATTATGTGGCTATGATAGCAAAAATTAATGAATTAAAGACAAAAACGTCTATAAATGAAGTTAAAACATTATGCGAAACAGCAATTAGCGCAATTAGTTCCGCAATTTATAATGGAGTTACATTTGACGCTCAACATGAAATTGAAAGAGTTGCATTATATAACCTATTTGAAGGATTAAATAAATATGCTTCCAATTCTTATATTAAAGAATGGGTTGATAACCAAAAACGAATATATAGTGTTAAAAATTTAGGCGTTAGAACTGCAGTAAATAGATTAATCGAAAATGAATCTCGTTTTGACCCAACATTATCAATAGTTCTTGAAAATTTTCGAAATAAGGTTGAACAAAATATACCGGAAGTTCTTCTTTATGAAGAATTTATTTCTGCATTATCGGGCTTTAATTACTTACCAGCAGTTAACACAGAATTAAATGCTGTTGCTAGCCGTGTTGATCAGTATAAGAATGATGTTGATATTTCAAAGATAATTGCTACTATGGCAGAAACAAGAAGCAGTTATTTACTTCCTGTTATTGAGGATGTAGTTGAAAACTATCTTAATAAGAAAACTGAACAAAATAAGAGTTCTCTTAAAGAAACTCTTATTAAATTTAGTTATGATCCTTTTATTAGAGACATTTTAAACATTGTAACTCTTGATGCTACACAGCTACAATTAGAATATAATAACGCACAGTGTGATATTGATGATAAACTTTTTTCACCTATTCTTTATTTAGGTGAAAATGAAGCTCTTTTTAATGTTCGTGGTTCTTACTATGTTAAAAAAGGAAACAATGTGCACAAGATTAAAAACGCTGATGTAAATAAACTTGATGAATCTTTCAGAGCACTTTGTGATATTATTAATCTTCCAAACGTAGAAATTTCTAAAAAAGACATTAAAGTTTATATTGGCAATAGAGAAGCAGAATTAACTGAGAATAAAACTATAATCGACGGGCAAGAATTTTCAGCTAAACAAATAAATGAATCTGTTAAAGTTGCCGAATGGACAGGCGATGTTGAATTCTTTAAGATGATAAATTTACTTAGAGAAAATTTTGATGAAATTGCAGAACTTGATTTTGTTAAAAGAGTTTATCTTAAAGAAAATGCAAATCATGCTGCTGACATATTCAAATTAAGAGATAACATTTTTATCACCACATTTGATCCTGTTAATGATAAGACAACATTCTATCGTAATATTAATCCTATTCAGGCTGAAAAGATCATGATGGAACATATGAGATATGATGTTTCTAAGACGTTTGAAGATATTCTTCCTAACAAAGAAAAAATATTGAATGAAATCAATGAAACCAAACAAGAATACAATAATTATATTTCTGAGTTACGAGGAAAGATAGATTTATTTTCAACGTATGGTCCTGAACATTTTGTTGCATCAGAAGTAATTAAATCACTTCAAGAAGAATTAACAGAAGTTAAAGAAGAATATAAAAAATATCTTAATGAAATAGAATCATTTACAAGCGTAACTGAAAATTTAAACATAACTGTTCAAGATGACCAAACAGGAAAATCATATACAGTTGTAGTTCCTACAGGTGCTATGGCAGCTAAAGGTTCTGGAACTCAAAATGAACCTGGAACTGATGCTGAAGGGGATGAATTCGGGACTACAGTAGGAAAATCAAGTATAACTGATCCTGTTGCAGGAGGTCCAGCTTCTACGGTTACATTTGATGATGATCAAACTGAATTACTAAGTGACATGCCTTCATCCGAAGAAGACAAAGTAGATCTTGATGCAGATGAATTGGAGGCTTATGCTGATAAAGTTGATGCTGAAGCTGAACTTGAAAAACCCGAAATGCCTAAAGGTGAGGAAGAATTCGGAGATGAAGAAGGAACTACAGAATTAGAACTTGATAATGAAACTGAAGAAGAAATTCCAGCTGAAGATGAAGAAGATAAGAAAGAAGAAACTGTAGGCGCACCTAATAAAAACTTAGAAAGAACAGCTTTTGATAAAGACAAGAATCCTAATGATTTAAATGAGCCTAAAAAAGTTAAAAAAGTATTTCTTAAGAGACCCAAACAAACAAAATAAAAACTAAATCTTTACCGTTATGTTAAAATTTAATAAACAAGAAATATACCTTATATTTGAAGGACTTAAGTGTTTAATGAATACTAAAAAATATTCACATAAAGATATAATGCCTCTAGTAAATAAAATGCTTGAAACCGGAAAAATTGATACTTCTCGACAAGATGCATTCAAAATTCCCGAATCAGTTAATGAAGAGCTACAATTACATGACAAAGTTAAATATGATAAGCAAACCGGGTTTATTACAGGAGAAATAAACGGTAAATTTATTGTAATGATTCAGGGAAGAACCTACCTCGTAGATCCCAAAGAACTTAAGGAATATTCACCTAAGCCCGAAATAACAACTAAACCTCATATGAAATTTGATGAAGAAACACAAAAACTTCTCTTTGAACAGTATGTTAAATGCGGAATTCATCAGGGCAACATTCCAGTAAAAACAAACAGATGCTTTGTTAGATATGATCAATGGGAAAATGCAAGAGAAGATCAGCAAGTAAGAGTAAGCGTTGAAGGCATAGTTACATACGTGCCTAAAAATAAAATCGTAATATATGAAAATGTTAACGATTTTGCTAATCCTGAAAATTATGTTCCTGGGGTATTGATTGATCAAGTTACAGAAGAAGCTACACAAAATATTTTAGTTAATGTTATTGACTATACATCTGCGTTAGGTGATGCTGATAGTATAAGAATAATCATACAAAATGATATGGGAGAGCAAGAATTTCAAACTGCTCCTAAATCAATGGTAAGAACGTTATCAATTTAAAATTATGGCAACAAAGAAAAATATCACACCTACGTCATCGCCAGGGTTTTTAAAACCTATAAAATCGCTTTTAGATAATATTAAAAACGTATGGGGATATTTTATGACTGTTGTTGCAATAGGAACATTTGTTTGGACATTAGGAGTTAAATCTGAAAGAAAAAGCGTAGATACTGCTAATCTTAAAAATGCTGTAGAATCATTAAAAGAAAACAGCAAAAAAATAGATACGTTAATTATTATAATTAATGATATTAAAAGTTCTCAGGCAAATTTAGTTGAAGGACAAAATTCTTTACGGGATTCATATGTAAAATATTTGGTTAATGATCCAAAATTAACTAAAAAAGATTTTATGGAATACATGCAAGGGCTTGAATTTCAAATTGAGATGCCAAATATTCCCGAGATTACAAAATCGACTAACGATACAATAGAATATAAGCCAAAGATTACAGTTAAAAAGGCTGGTTCTAATATAAAATAATCAGTTAAGTTCACAAAAATTAAAAGCGTGTTAAAACTTATCACGCTTTTGTTATATAAATTAAAAATTATATAAATTTTAACTTTATGGCAACAAATCATTATGTTAAAAACTCTGAATTACGGGAAGAAATAATACGATGTAAAAAGAATGATGTTTTATCAGAAGAAGCTATTAACATGTTTATAATCCTTGCTAAAAAATACTCCAATAAATATCAATATATGTATGAAGAAGATAGAGAAGATTGCATTTCATTTGCAGTTATGGACTGTTATCTTTATTGGAGAGGTTATGATCCTGAAAGATCACAAAATGCATTTGCCTATTACACTCAAATAGTCAAAAATGGATTCGCTAAAGGTTGGCGTAGATTATACGGGAATTTACCTAAATCACGTAAAATATCTCTTTCAACTAACAATATATATAACATATAAATGGCTTTTAATGAATCATATAAGCATTGGCATAAACCGGATATGTCTCCTAATGCTAAAACACAACAAGGATATTATAAGCTTCAAAACCCGCAAAAATATCTGGGCAATCCATCTCTTGTAATATATCGTTCTTCTTGGGAACATTCGTTTTGCCGTTGGTGTGATTTTTCTCCTTCTGTTTTACGTTGGAGTTCAGAACCCATAAGAATTCCATATTATGATAGAATCTCCAAACTTGAGGAATGTAAAAAACAAGGCTTAGATCCTAACAATCCAAAAAATTGGGTTGTTAAATATTATAATACAGATTATTGGATTGAAGTTGATAAAGGCGATGGTGAAATACAGAGAATGTTTATTGAAATAAAACCTTCAGGAAAATTAAAAAAACCTATCCCACCAAATGCAAATGCACCTCTTAAAGAAATTAGAAAATTTAACAACGATGCTAAAGAATACTTGATAAATGAAGCTAAATGGGCTGCAATGAATGCATGGGCAGAAAAAAGTAATGCTAAATTTTATGTCTTTACAGAGCATACGTTAGAAAAACTTATAGGTCGATTTTGGCCAGCGAATAACAGATAATGAAATCGCCTAAAGAATTACATGAAATATATAAGCGAATCGATGATATCGAAAAAGTTGCTTATGAAAGATTAATAGAAAATTACTTACGACTTGAATTAAAGGGTGATCATAAATTAATTGATATAGACTCAACTGATCAAGAATCTTTAATAGCTCGTGCTAATCGTGGGTTGCCTATCCCAGGAATGATTTATATTTTTATCAATGTTGATGAAAATAATCTAGTTGAATTAGAAAATTTTAAAACAGGAAAACAAGTTACTTTTCATGATTTTACTCCAATAGTTTTTTGCACTTCTTTTAACCCGACAACAAAGTTAATTAAAGGCATTAACATGAATATTTTGCCACCTTCAGAAAGATTAAAGTTTCTTCAAGTGTATTATGAATATTATAAAAACTTTTTTCAAAAAATAGAAGAAAAAACTCAAAACAATAAATTAGCTGTTAATTATACATATATTATGGCTACAATACTTGGTAAGAATCCTCAACTTTTTGAGATATTTAATAAAAAATATAACACTTTATTCGAGTTTGGTTATCGATCATACTATTTAAGAAATGTAAGAAAATTTAGAATGATTGAATACGAGGAATGGAAATATATCCCGTTCTTAACACCTTCTTATGCGTTTAAAAGAATTAATTTAGAAATACTTTATCAAATGTATTGGGACAATCGAAATAACAAAGAATAAAAACCATAATTATATTGTTAAATATAAATATATAAATAAATAAAAGTAATTATTGTGGCTGGAATATTTTCATTACGCAATTTAGATAGAGGCTCCCGAGGATTTTTAGATAATTTACAAAGAAATATTCGTTATCTTTCTGTGCTAGGAATGAAATGGGATCAAAATCTCATTAAACAATCCAAGTCTATCGGAATATCTGAAATTCAAGAAGATTCAATGTATAGCCTATATGGTCAACCTCAAATGGCCGCAGGCAGAGATATTGGACAAACAGAATTTATTGCTTTTTATGACAAAGAATATCCGACAAGAAGAGACTTCTTAAGAAGATTTGCAATGAATGGTGAAATAGAATACGTTTTAGATGTTATTGCCGATGAAACTATTATCCAAGATGATGCTAACTTTTTTGCATATCCAAATACGCAAAAGCTTAAATCTGTTTTAAAAGCTGAAAAGGCTAAAGAAATTGTAGATGATTTAAATGAATCATTTAAAAGAGTTTATTATGCATTTGGATTTAATCAAGGACATGCTGCTTGGCACTATTGTAAAAAATTTCTTATTGACGGATTTCTTGCCTTTGAAATAATTTATGACGGAGAAGGAGATGAAGATGCAAAAAACATTTTAGGATTTAAAGAATTAGATCCCGTTACATTAGAACCTGAATTACGAATAGATGAAGAAGAAAATGAATATCGGGTTTGGGTTCAATTCAGAGGAGACGCAAAAAGACAAAGAGAATTAGTTGATGGTAATGTAATTTATATCTCATGGGCACGAAATAATTTTATTTCAAGATTATCTTACGTAGAAAGATTGGTTAGATCTTTTAACATGCTAAGAACAATGGAAAATTCCCGTATTATATGGAACATTATTAATTCACAACACAGAATGAAAATAGTTGTTCCTATAGGTACACAATCTGAAGTTAAAGCTCGTACAAGATTATCAGAACTTAGAGGAATATATAAAGAAGATGTTAACATCGATTATGATAGCGGTGAAATAACTATAAATGGACAACCTAACTTTTCATTTGCAAAACAATATATTATTCCTTCTAAAGAAGGAAGCCAAACTGAAATAGATTCTTTTGCCCCAGCGGGATATGATCTTTCAGATACAAATGCGTTGGGGTATTTCTGGAAACGGTTTATCATTGAAACGAAAATTCCAAAGGATAGGTTTTCTTCTATAAGTGGTGAAGATGCAACATCAGCATGGAATTCCGGAGGAGATAGTATTGCAAGAGAGGAAATACGTTTCAATTATTTTATTAATAGAATTCGTACAATTTTACAGGAAATATTACACAAACCGATGTGGATTCAATTTTGTTTGAAACATCCCGAATTTGCAAAAGATAAAGCCTTGAAAGGCGCAATAGGCATTCAATTTATTGAAGAAAACTTATTTACTGAAGCTAAGAAAAGAGATATAATTTCAAAAGGCGCAGATATAGTTGAAAAGCTTATGAACATTAGACAGCCTGAAGTAGATGATGAAGGAAAAATTACAATGGATGGAATGTACTTTGATCCAAAATTCTTAGTTGAGAAATATATGAACTTTACAGAAGAAGATCTTAAACTTAATGCAAAATACAAAAAGGAAAGAAGAGAACAACTTTCTCGTATTGCAGATGCAGTTAAAAGATTAAATAAAAGCGATGAAGGCGAAAGTGGTGGTGGCTTTGGAGGAGGTTCTGATTTTGGAGGAGGCCCAGACATGGATCTTGGAGGAGGAGCTCCTGAAGAACCAGGAATGGAAGAAATGCCTGATGCAGATAGCGACTTAGGAATTTAATTTTATGTTTAACTTAAATAAATCAAAACAAACACTATGAAAACAGTACTATTTATTACGTTAGGAGTAATAGCATTAATTCTTATTATTGGGTTAATTCAGCGTAGTCGTAGAAAAAGAATCGTTATACCTGAACCAATAAATGATAAGCAAATTTTAGATCCTACTAATTTTGGAGGTTCACAAATCAGTAATGAACCTACGCAAAATGAATTTCCAGTTACTCCCGAGAAACCGGAAGAAGAACAAGTATCTATGAAAATTAAAGAAGAACCTCATATTGAAAAAGAAGATTTAAAAACTGATGAAAGTCTTCCTAAGGAAAAGCCTGCACCTAAGAAAAAGGCTCCGGCGAAAAAAACGTCAACAGAAAAAGTGCCAGCAAAAAAAGCTCCAGTGAAGAAAACTACACCTAAGAAGCCTTCTACTGAAAAGAAAGCAACTACTGCAAAAAAGACGCAAACAAAACAAAAATAAAATTCTATTAATTATGAAAGATTTTTTTAAAAAACTTTGGACTAAAATTAAAAATTGGGCCATTGAAACAGCATGGCCATGGTTAAAGAAGGGTTGGATGCATTTAGTTAACATTATTATTGTGGCTATAGCATATGGAAAACTGTATGATACATTGCCTGCTGTTGCAGCGCTTGTAGGATTTTGGTTATTTATTCTTTTAGCTTATTACATTTTCTGGAAATTTTTTGGCTTTGATAAAGTATGGAAAAATTTTATTGAAGAAAAAAGAAAAAAGAATAAAATTTAACTATAAATTAACAAAGTTAAAGTATCAAAATTGATTTTTGGTATTATATTTAAGATATTGAGACACTCCGAAAGGATAGTTAGAGAGTAGGTATGTAAGACGCGGGTTCGATTCCCGCCATCTCCACGATTCTTTTCCGTTGGAAAGGAACTTATAAAGGCTTTGATGATTGAGCCAGCTAATCAATCATAAATGGGGATGACTTGGCTTTGATTGCATACTAAGGGTAATAGCGAACATCTCAAGACGCAATTAAACGGCGAACAGTTTAAAGAGTATCGTATGGCAGCTTAAGAAGTTTGTATACGACAAATGAAAAAAAGGGTGGAATTAATTCCACCCTTTTAAATTAAACATAATTTATGTATGTCTAAGCATTATTATAATTATTTCTATCGAGTAGTAAATTTAATTACAGAAAACTTTTATTATGGGGTACATAAAACTTCGAACTTAAACGACATGTATATGGGTTCGGGCAAATACATTAAAAATGCAATTAAAAAATATGGAAAAGAAAATTTTAAAAGAGAAATTTTAAAATTTTTTAATACATTTGAAGAAGCATTGGATTATGAAGCAAAAATTGTAAATGATAATGTTTTAAACGACCCCAAATGTTATAATTTAAAAATAGGAGGCAAAGGCGGCTCAGCAAAGGGCAGGATTTCTCCTATGAAAAATAAACATCATTCTGAAATTACTCGAAAAAAAATTAGTAATAGCGAAAAAGGAATATCAAAAAATAAGGGTATGCGCATGTCAGACATTACTAAAAGAAAGATTAGTCTTAATAATGGTATGCGTAATAATGGCTATTTAGTTTCAGGAAATAAAAATGGCATGTTTAATAAAACTAAGGAAAAAAATCCGAATTATAATACAATTTGGATATACAATAAAGATTTAAACTATACAAAAAGAATAGATAAAACTTTATTAGATGAATATCTTTTAAAGGGATGGGTAAAAGGGAGAAAAACTAAAGCTACCTAAGTGCCGGCTTTTTTTATCTTTTTTCATAGAAGTAAAGAATATATAAATAAAATAAATGTTAAAGATATGAAGGCTAGAACAATCAATGAACACGACTGGGACGATGAAAGATATGAAGGCGAAGACGGCCCTTTTATCAAAGATGATGGCTGGGATGAAGATGCTCTTGAAGAAGTAGGATTAATAGATTGGATGGAAAATGTGCAGCGCCTTCAATACGAAATTCTTAATGCTAGAAGAGGTTCTTACGGCATTAGCGGAACAACAGCAGAATATCTTGTTGGTGATCTAGAGGAATTAAAACGAAGTCTAGAAGCTATAATAGAAAATATACAAGACGAACTTTAAATATTAATATTAAAGCATAAGAATATATAAAATAAAACCATACTTATGAAAGCAGGTAATTTCAACATTAATGATTATTTAGAAAAACTTTATGAAGATGCACTTCCTATGATGGATGGGGGAGAAGGATTAACAAATGCCGATGGTCTTATTATTCCAGATGAAAATAAGAAATCTTATGATTGGCTTAAAAAAGAATATCAAAAGAGCCAAACAGAAATTAAAGTTGAAATTAAAATGGGTGATGCCAAGTTTGATCCAAGATATGACCTACAAACGGACCTTGATTCCGTAAAAGAATTTAAACCTGGAATGTATGGGGAAATTAAAACTAAAGACACACCTGATACAAAAGATCAAAATTCTACGGGAAAATCAAGTCTTGACCCAAAGAAAAATAGCGCATCATTTACAAAGGAAGAAGGCGAAAAAGATAAATCTGATGAAACTGTTGAAAATAAATCTAATATAAATAAAAAATCATCTGTATCATTAGATAAGAATAAAGACGAAAAAGAAGAAAAGAAACAACCTTTGGATGATAATACTAAAGTTAAGAAGATTGATCTTAAAACCAAAAAATAATGAAGAAAGATAATCTATTAGCAGATTATTTGAATAACGCTAAGGAAAATTCATTGCCTGAAGAAGACATAGCTCAAATGTCAGAAAAAACGTGGCCTGAACTTTTAACATTAAATTTAACATCATTTTTATTGCTTGTTACTCGTTCAGTCGTGTTTGGTTATTCATTAAAAATATTATTTGGCACAAACTGGGCTTTTATTGAAACGATATGTATAGGTTTAGGAATTGTATTTATATTTTCTTATTTAACAAATATTTTATCAATCTTTAAAAAATAAACAAATGTCGGCAAAAATAATCTGTCTAGAAGGACTTGACTCTAGCGGAAAATCTACGCAAGTTATTTTATTGACTAATTATTTAGATAAACATAGATTATCATATAGGTTTATTCATTTTCCTACATATGATAAAACCGTTGCAGGAAAAGTCATATCATCTTTTCTTTGTGGTGATCTCGGCGATATAAACGAAGTTGACCCAGTATTTGTGGCTAATATTTATGCAATGGACAGATATCTTTATCTTTCAAAAATAAATGACATACTTGATAAATATGATGTTTTAATTTTAGATAGATACGTATTTTCAAATATGGCATATCAAGGAGCGAAAGCAAAAACTGATTCACATACAAAAGAATTAAGAGATTGGATATATAATTTTGAGTTTAATTTTTTAAAACTTCCTTATCCCGATTTAACTATCTTTTTTGATGTTCCTATTAAAATTATCAAACAAAGATTAGAAACTCGGCGAACCGGAACTGATAGAGAATATCTTAAAGGAAAGGAAGACATTCATGAAAAAGACATAAAATTTCAATCAAAGGTTAGAGATAACTATTTAGCATTAAAGGGCTACAGTAAGTATGTGATAATACCGACAAAGACGCTGTCTCCTGATAAAATTTTTAATAAGTATGAAAATTATTTATCATTTGTTTTAAATGTTTAAAAATAAGAGTATGGCATACACGTACCCGAATAAACCGAACTCCGAAAAAAATAAAATCAATGAATATATTTCTGATTATGCAGAAAATAAAGTTCTGTATGATTTAATGAAAAAACATTCGCCGTATCATGTAAAAATAATAGAAGACATTTCTGACAATTGGTTTATTCAAATTTTATTCTATAAACGAGGAACAGGGGTTATTGTAGATAAGCATTCTATTATTCGACCGGATTTAAAGACATGGATAAGCTATTTAGAATCTTTGGGATATAAAATTGTTAATTAATTTTTATTTAACAGATAAAAAGTATCAAAAACGTCTTTTTGGTTTATATTTATATAAAAACTTTTGAATATTCAATAAATATAATTAAATAATTTTTTAAACTAAAATAAGTTAATTTATGGCAAATAACGTTACAAATCCTATGGATCAAGCACTTACAGTTGATTCAACGCAAAAAATTGAAACTAAAGCATACGTTCCAACGTATCGAATTAAACCCGAATTTAGAAAAGCTATCCTACAAGCTATTGGGGATATGCCCTTTAACCAGATTGCAGGCCTTATTAATGCAATTGATGTTGAAACAATAGATCATCAGACATTGACTCAAATTGTTAACGCACTTGGGCAATTTCCCTTTGTAAGAGTAGAAAATCTTATGAAAAACATCAGTTCGTACGTACAACAGGTTATTGATGACGATTAAAAACACATATAAACATTAAAACACGTATAAACAAAAATAAACATTTTTTACATTTTTTATTTATGGCTAAAGACACAAGTATTCAAACGTTAGCATTGAATTTTATAAAAAACAAAAATAACGAAAATTTTTCAAATCTTATTAAACGTCTTAAGCCCGGTCTTTTTTCTTTTGTGTACAATTTTGTAAAAGATAAAGATCTTGCAAATGATGTTGTTTCGCAAACTATCATTTTGATGTGGCAAAAAATTGATCAATACAATCATAAGTACAATTTTTCAACATGGGTTTATGCAATTGCAAAAAATGAATCGTTAGGTGCTATAAGACAAAAGAATAAAGTTTTGTCTTATGATAAGTACATGAATAATCATTCTCGTTTACTTCAGTTATATAATCCCGTTTTTAACATGAATACTGAAGTAATAGGCCCGGTTGGAGAAGAACTTACACGAAAATTATTTGACGCCTCATTAGCTGTCATTAATGAATTAAAAGAGCCATATCGTACAGTTATGTTAGAAAGAGAAATTAAGCAAAAACAACTTAATGACATAGCAAATGATTTAGGATGGAATTTATCAACTGTTAAAACAAGATTACGTAAAGGACGAAAGGATGTAGCAGAAGTTTTATATAAAAAATATCCTGATTTAGTGGATTCGTATCTTGGAAATGAAACTTAAAACTGATATGTTTAATTTTTTAAAACCAAAAAACTGGGGTATCGTTAAAGTATATCGAGATCTTGAGAATTTTGCTGATTGGAAAAGAACTGTTCGTAGAGAAGAGGCTAATCCTAATTCAAAATTTTCTAAATGGAATATGCAACGAACAGCCTTCTATGACATTTATGTGATCATTAATCTTGAGGAAGAAGATTATAATTTACCAGAAGTTGTTAAACGAACAAAAATTCTTGAATCATTATCTCCGATTAATAGATATTTAGATGAAGATTTAGGATTTGCTGAATGCTTAGACATTGAATTTAACCAATTTGAAGACGAAAAGGGTGTATTAACGTTATCTTATCTTATTTTATATAGATTTAGATTTGAAAAATTTTCTTTAAAATGGATTATTAAATCATTAATTATTTTAGGCGTTATAATTTTCTTCATTGTAAGATTTGATCTGATACAACAATTTATATCTTGGGTCGTAAGTATTTTTTAAATAATGTTTCAGTTTGATAAAGAAAATATACGTTGGATAAAAGATGAACGTGGATTACCATCTTGCTATTATAGAATAAAAATCCCAAGTGTTAGCACTATTTTATCAGAAATGGTTCCTGATCCAGACTTTGAACAATGGGTTCTACGTATAGGAAAAGAAAAGGCCGAACAGATAATGACCGTAGCGGCCAATCGGGGTTCATCCATGCATCTTTTTATTGAAAACTTTATAATCCATTACCATCAAACTAAAGATGTTTCTAAGGCCCTAAAATACACACAGGAGGAAAGCCCTAAAAATCTTATAACTGAAAACATTCCTGCTGTAAAAATTGAAGAAGGGCGTGATTTATTTTACAAGTTTTATTATTCAGATTATGCCCAACAATTTTCTGAGATGATAGCAGTAGAAATGGGAATATTTTCAGCATCATTATTTTATCGAGGAAAATTAGATATTTTATATAAAGATAGAAATTTTGGATTGTCTCTCACAGACTTTAAATCATCTAATGGGAAAATTAAAAAAGGAAGCGTTAAAGAACTTAAATATAAACTTCAACTTGGAGGTTATGCTTTAGCTCTTGATGAAATGTATAAAGAAAAGAACATTATAATTAACAGGGCATCAATACTTTGTGTTGATAAACAAAGCGATATTTTGCAAGAAATAGAATCTGTAGGCAAAGAATTAGCCGAGTATAAAGAAAAATTTAAAGAATTAGTAGTTCAGTATCATATTAAAAATAACACAGAGTATTTAATTAATGATAGAGAATAAAGATAAATTACATAATTTTCCGACTGTTAATTGGATAACGTTAGAAAAATCTGTGGATCGTAAAGAATACATGATTTCACAACTAGATTCTTTAGGCTTAAAACATAATATGATAGAAGGTTATGATGGCTTAACTACAGATTACACGAATAGCCCTATTGTAAGCGGAGACTTTTTTTATCAAATGAATTCTCCTCAAATTGCTATCTCGATAAGTCATGTAAAAAATATAAAGAACTGGTTTGAAAATACTGATGAAAATTATGGCGTTTTCTGTGAAGATGATGTTTTATTTGAAACAGTTAATTATTGGAATTTTACATGGGATGATATTATTAATAGATTACCTGAAAATTGGCAAGTTGTTCAGCTTTCTCTTATTAAAGACAATATATCTGAAGAAGATATGAAATTGAACAAACGTTATAACATAAATTGGAGTGCAGCTTGTTATATTCTTACTCGAGAATATGCTAAATATTTTTTATCTAAATATGTTGAAGACAATGGGCATTATAGCTTAAGAGTTCCTGATGGGTTTGTTCCTTATTCAGAAAACATTATTTTTTTCAATGAGCATCATCCATTAAGACTAAGCTTGCCGCTTTTTACTACTGCTAATTTTCAAAGTGTTTTCACCCCATTGTTTTTTGACGATTCATATACAAATGTGCATTTAAAAAGTTCAAGCTTTATTCTTAATTGGTGGAAAACACAGGCTGATAATAAAAATCAATTAGATATATTGTTTCCTTAAAACTTGAAAACTTGTTTTTTATATAAAAAATAATTAAAATAAATTAAAAATAATGACAAAAAAAGAAACTAAACTGAAAGTCGTCAAAGCTGAAGAAAATATCGGAAATATGGCAGATGAAGAAAATACAAATAAACCTACTCCTGAAGAAATAGAACAATATAAGAATGAATTTCAAGAGGCTCTTAAAGCTTTTTCAGAAGAGAAATGGGCCATTAGCGATAAAGGAAATTTTGCTGCAAACGATGTTGGCTTATTCATTGAAGATTTCATGAATAGATTTGCGTTTTGGTCAAAAAACGGGTGGATGGGAATGATAAAAATGTCAGAAGTTCTTCGACAAGCTATGTTATCTGCAGATGAAGAAACTCCTCTTTTGCTTGATTATCAGGCTCTTGAATTTTGCGCTTATATGTTATCTAATCCGGGTGGAATAGGTCTTGAATTAGCACTAGAATTTGAGAAAATTGCCGATAAGTTCTCAAAAATTGGAATTGTTGTTGGAGAAAAACTTGAAGACGCAAGAAAAAAACTTAAGCATGTTCAATATCTTCAAGAAAAATGGGCAGCAAGTGAACAAGGCTTTTATCTTGCAGATTTAGAGAAAAATGCAGATAAAGAAAATGAGAATGTTTCTATTGATGGAAACACAGTAGAAATAGATTTAACAAAGGAAGATAATTAAAATTTATTTATAGATATGTGCTAAGACTCAAGAAAACTTGAGTCTTTTTTTAACATATAAATTTAGGCATAAATAAAATATATAAAACAAAAAAACGTACACATGGCTACAACACCACAACAATTCTTTTCAAAAAACATGAAATGGTTTGCTTTAGCTTTATTGTTTTTACTTATGATTAAGAGTGTGCAAAGCTGCAACAGAAAAACTCTTTTGAATATGGGATCAAAACAATACATTGAGCAAATAGATTCTCTAAAAACTCTTTACAATAATTATTACAGGGATTCCCAGGACAGTATAAAGAAATTGAATTTCGAACTTAAA